CATCGCGTCGAGGGCCACGACAATGGATTCGTCGCCGCCGGCGATCTGGCGACTCAGGTTGTAGATCGCTTGGCCCATCGAGGCGGCGTCGACGCCAAACTCGCTCATCGTGCTGCCGAGGAGTTGCAGGTCCTCGACGCTCATCTGCGTCTGGTTACTGAGGTCGTCCAGGTCGGACGCCGTATCGAGGATCTGTTTCCCGAACTGGAGGATCTGTTGCCCGCTAAATGCGATGCCGAGGGTGCCGGCGAGTGACTTCAGGGTGCCGACCCACGCCGTCTGCGCGGTGTTGACGGTCTTCGTGGCATCCGCGATCCGCTGCAACTTCTCGGGCACGTCTTCGCCCATCGCGCGCATTTTGGCGACCGCTTCCTGCGCCTGCGCGCCGACGCGCTGGAGCTCGGTCGCCGTCAGGCGCGATACGCCGCCGATGCGCTCGATGGCTTCCGCCATCAGCGTGGCTTCGCTCATGACCCGGCGGCCGCTCAGGGAATCGGCCATCCGCGACAGCGACGACTGGACGCGGGACGCGCTCCCTTCGAACCCGCGGAGCTCCACCTGCGCCTTCGACACGGCGGCGCTGAAGCTCGAAAAATCGGCGACGAGCTTGCCGGAGAGCGGCATGCGTTACGACTCCGCGTGGGCGGTCAGTTCTTCGAGGAGCACGGTGTACTCATCGACGGTCAGGGCTCGGACCCAATCAAGACGCCAGCCGCAGCGGATGGCGAGGGCGAGGTCGACGGCGACGCCGGCGCGCCAGGCGTCGTTTTTTTTTCCGCCTCGCGCTCGGCGGTCATCGCCTCCTCGTGCCGTTCGATTGCCTCGCGGATCTCGCCGAACGTCTCGGGCGTCAGGTTATCGAGCACGCTCTGCAGCTCCGCGACGGACAGGCCGCGAATCGACACCGGTTGCCCCTGGTCATCGACCAGGGACCAGTCCACCAGGTACGCCAGGATGGACGACAACCCGACCTGCAGCAGGTCGAGCGTGCGTTCCCCGTCCTTCGACCCGCTGGTCAGATACATGCGCGCGAACCTGGCGCGTTCCGCTCCGGCGCTGAGGCGCCGCAAGACCACGATCCAGTCGCCGTCGGACAGGGGGAGCCGCGTGGTCTCCGATCGCACGAAACGAGACGCCATCCGGGTCACCTCAGCGCATCGGGCAACGGCGTCATGTCGGCCGTCAGCACGCCCGCCGCGCGGTTGAACTCGAACCGTTGAATCGCAAAGCGCCACTCGGCGCGCTTCGTAGGGGCGACGAACACGAGCGGACGCTGCGTCAGCTTGAACGCGTCGTGCGTGACGACGGTCGCCCGCAACTGAAAGCGCCCGCTCTCCTGGTCCAGCGTGACGGTGTAGCCGTTGATCGCGGCGGCGGCGAAGTAGCCCCAGTCAATCCGCCCCACGACGCCGCGCAACCGCATACGTTCGGTCCTGCCTTACGCCGCCGGCTCGAGCTCCCACGGCCCGGCGGCGACGAAACTGCCGTTGATGCTGATGCCGCCGTCGGATGCGACTTCGATGGACGCGTCGAGATAGCCGAGCCCCTCGAAAAAGTTGGCCGGGTCGAGGGTCGACGGGACCAGGTTCAACATGGCGGCGACATCGCCCTTCGCGACGGCGAAGAGCGCCGGACTGCTCGTGGTATTCCACCAGCCGCCGTACGTGCCCTTCACATCGGGTAACCCTAAGACATATTGCTTATTGACGTCGCCGAACGCCGTGACATCGACCTGGTCGCGCTTCATATCGAGCGACCATTTGTTCAGGTCCGCAACCGGGACCAGTCCGGCGCCGCCGGCGCCCGTCGGGTCCATCTTGATCTGCCCTTTGCTTCCATGTCGGCGTCCTGCCATGACCTCACCTCGCTATGTGCTAACGACGACGGTGTAGTGGCCGCCGCGGTGGTAGAAGCGCACCGTGGGGTCGACGTCGTCCACTTCCGTGTGGCGAATCCGCGCAATCGTGTCCTCGCGATACGCCGCGACCAGTTGATAGCCAGGGATGGCCAGGACCAGCGGCGGATCGGGAGGCTGCGGGTCGAGCAGCGTATCGATCCGCGCGGCGGCCTGGCGCGCTTGGGAGTTGGCGTTGGCGACCGTCGTCAGCGCGACGGCCTTCACCAGGTACGTGACGGCTTCGAACGACCGTTGCTGGAACTGCCGCTCGTCCCTGGCGTAGGTGACCCCGACCAGGACATAGCGCGTCGAGTTCGGCGGCGCGTTGTCGAAGTGGACGCCGTTCGGCATCAGCGCCGCGAGTGTCGGGTCGGCGCTGAGCAACTGGAACAGGGCGGTGTCGATGGCCGCCGAGTCAATCGCCATAGCCCTCCACGATGAGCCCCTGGCGCTCGAGGAGGGCGCGGAAGTCGCGGTTGTACATCTCGCGGCGCACGCGCAGGACGACCGGGACGAACGCGTGCCCCGGCGGCGCGGCCGGCATGCTGCCCCGATTGGCATCGTTCTTCGTGTAGTTCTGCCGCGTCGACGTGCCGTACTCGAACAGGTGGGAATGACGGGCCTTCGAGAGCACCACCCAGGCGACGCCGAGCGGGCCGCTCTCGGCCGGTTCCGCCGACACGCCGTTCACCAGGGCGTCGGTACGACTGTGCGCCAGGTAGTTGGTGCGCACCTGCACGGCCGCCGCTTTGGCGTTGCTCTCGACAATGCGGCCGCCCTCGCGCCGCAGGTCGGCAGGGAGCTGCCGCAGCGCGGCGCGGATCTCGCTGAAGTCCCACTCGAACCGCACGCCCTTCATGGTTCGGTCCCCACGACCAGGACGGCGCCCGTCGGAAAGCGCGCACAGAGTTGGGTCTTGCCGCTACCGTTGTCTTTGGCGAAGAGCGCGACGCGGCCGACGACCGCCGCGGGATCGGCGGCCAGTTGGACCAGGAACATCTCGCCCGTTCCCATGACGCCCCACCGTGCCGACGCGCCGCCGGGCACCATGACCGCCAGGGCGGGTTGCGTCTGCGACGTCGTCGGCCAGCATTCGACGTGGGCGCCGACGGCGTTGGAATTGTCCGAAATGCGGCGCCCGAACTGCACCGGCCGCGCGCCCCCGCCGGCAGCCGGACACAGGACGATCGCGGCGCCGCCCGCCTGCAGCACCAGTTCGGTATCCGACGACCCGCCCGACACCGTGACGCGCGGCGGGGGGCCGAGCGTCGGCGTGATCATGTACTTCGCGGTGCCGTTGACGTCGTGGATCATCGCGACTTCCAGGGCGCCGCTCCCATCGTTGATCCCGTACGAGTACCAGCGCTGCGACGCGGCCGACGGCCGCACGGCCCACTTCGCCGTGGCGCCGATCAGTTGCGGCTGGTCGCTGTAAATCGACGCGACGCCCACGCCTTGCGACACCAGCACCTTGCCGAGCGCGTCGGTCGGCAGCGCGGCCCCTGGCGTAGCGAAGGTCCCGTCCGCGCGAAGGAACGTCGTCGCGCCCCCTGGGAACCCGCCCAAGGCGCGCACGTCAATCGGGTCGCTGCCCGCGAGGAGATGCGACGTCGCGTGCGCCGACGGGGCGCCGACGGACAGCACACCGCCCGCGACGGACAGCCCGCTGCCGACGGTGACGATTTCCGGCGTGCTGCCGATGTCCGGCCAGTAGAGCAGACCTGGCGACGCGTCGAGCACGTTGACGCCGTACACCGGGTCGGCCACGTCGCGATAGAACAACGCGCCGTGCGCGCCCGCGACCGCACGCAGCCCATCGTTCCAGTGCGACGGCCGCGTGCCTGGGAACTCCAGGTCGTCGGTCACGGGATTGTTGAAGACGTGCCGGATGACAATCGGCATGCTCACGCCCCCTGAAATGCGTCCGGCTGAAACGCGCCGCTCTGGAAGCTCGCCGCGCTCGCCGGCGGCGGCTGGGTGCCGGTGGGCGACACCTGTTCCTCACAGAAGGCGACCGTCTCGACGTTGCGTTCGTCGACGTTGATCACGCCGTTGACGTAGAACGTCCGACTGTTGAACCGGATGCGCGTCTCGGTCGTAATGTCCGCCCGGTACGGCCCGCTGATCACGAACGACGCGCGCGTGAGGGCCGTGCCCGCCGTCATGCGCTCGAGATCGCTGACGGTCGCGGGTTGGATGCGACACGTCCACGTCGGCGGCGTGAGCACGACGGGCGCGATCGTCCATCCGCCTTCGCCGTCGCTGACGGGCGCGCTCGGTCCGGACAACGTGACCCGATGCGAACGGTCGCCGATGGACGTCCGCGGACCGATCATGCGACCACCATCAGGCGGTAGGACGCGATCGCGTCCTCATACCCGTAAGGCACGA